ATAGGAAATTGCTCGGCAAAGATTTTTTTACATTCTTTAGCAATATCCATATGCTCTTTTTGCGTTCCATTTTTTTCTCGGAGTGCAATATATGTGATCCAAGACCTGCAACTACCTGCCATATAAAGACGGGTAGGAGTTGCCAGAGGAAGCACAAAGCGAGCACATTCCTTTGCAATTCCATCAGTGAGCATTTCTTGATATAGTTCCATACCTCTGGAAAAATAATCTTGCATCAACATTTGATACTTCTGAACTTTAAATTCATCAATATCATCAATAGAATTCTGACGGTTTTTTGTATCTTGACGACGAAGTTCAGGAAGAGGAATATTTGAACTCAACAAAGAACTATCGGCATACCGTTGTGAGAACTCTTGATATGTGAAACTACGGTGCCTCAGGATTTGAGCTGCTAGTCCACGGGTAGTCTCAATCTCAAGCGTCATGAATGCCTGCTCAAAGACGCTCCAATGCTGATGATTTACACAATACTTAAGAAGACCCGCAACATTTGGATTCTCTTGATTAGAGGGGTTGCTAACACGGGCAACATACCCCATAGTTTTTTCTGAATCAGGTGTAACACTAATCAGACGAACATTCATTTTGATTTCCTTTTTTAATTTGTTTACGACATTTTTTTACTTCTTTAAGTTCATCCTTAATCATTTGATAGGCATCCTCAGCAGATATCTTTCTTGCCATTTCCATGGCAGTAATCATTTCTACTCTAGTACCGAAATGTTTAAGTGCTTCTTCAAAGCAGTTTAAAGATTCGTACATTCCCATTACGGTTCCTCATAGTAGTCTGGTTCATATTTCGAATCTGGAAGATTTACTGGATAATCGGGGAACAGTTCATATTCTCCAAGTACATTTTCTTCTTCCTGCTCAACCTCAATCTTAAGGAGTAGAACAAGAGATTCCATATTTTTGATAATGAGTGATACTTTTTCTTTGTTCATTTTCTTTGTTCATTTTCTTTTTAGAACCTCCCATATTTTACACAAAAAAAGGAGGATAGTCAATCCCCCCTTAAAGTTTATTTTAAAGTAAGTTTATTTCACTTAGTGTAAGAACGACCACGATAACAGAATGTACCGTGAGTTTCTTTCGATTCTACACAACGTGTATCATAATCAACACCACGATAAGCGGTGTGAGTAATCTGTGCGTCATGTAGTGCAGATGCTTTATTGATCTGCTTCTTGATGATGTTAAGTGTGTTCATTGTTTACTCCTAAAGAAATGGGTTTGTTAAAACGCCGTTCCTTCAGTCGTGTGCGTCCCATACACACTCAGGGACAGATTCCTTTACGGTCTCTATCAACTCTACCTTAAAAGCATTTGAGATATTCTCATTTGCTTTCATTCTCAGCATGATTGTATCAGCTTGTTGGCAGCTAAGTGATGAATAGAATAATAGTTCTAGCATGGGATCAACGCTCCGTTGCGCGACTTACTTGCGTCCTGTGGCGTCTTTCTATGCTATGTGCATAACGAATACCACCCGGATGAACGATAGGTCTATTATAGACCCTATACTGTATTTAGTCAAGTGGAGGGTAAAGTTTTGCTTCGACCCTACAGACCAAAAATTTGCTGGGATTTTTTTTCCGACTTTTTTGGATTTAAAAGTTGATTTTAGTCAGCGTTCAATATAACTTAGTATATGATCGGTTGCACATAGTTGTTGGATAATAATATCACACCCAATCTTTGGATTACAATCACCACAAGTAAAGATGTCAACCGCAGCATTTCCATCTTCAGGCCATGTATGAATACTAATATGACTTTCTGAAAGTAATGTTAATACTGTTACGCCTTGAGGTTTAAACTTTTTATGGATGCTCTGAATGACTTGAGCACCACTAGCATAAGCAGCATTTTCTAATAGATCTGTCAAGATAGCAAGGTCATCTAAAAGTTTAAAAGGGCATCCATAGAGATTCAACAAATAATGCTTTCCCATTTACAAAGGAGTATCCTCCGCTTCCTTAATAAGATTAGTTATGTATGTTTCAGTTCCATTCAACTTTTTAACTTCATACAAAGAAGACTTCATGTATTTTTTTGCTTGTTTGTATTTTTTCAAGATTTTGTTGATCTCATTTTTATTAAGTTGAACTTCAATCTCAACTTTTTCATCCCTAAATCCTTCACTCATTTTTTACTCTTCTTAGATTTATTTGTATTACCCCAGAGTTTAGGATTTATAGTACCATATCCAAAATCTATTTTTTGAACAGCACCTTTCCCATATCTGTCATAATAAAGATCAAAAAGATATGCGACTTTTTTACATCTTGTCAGATCCATATGTTGTTCTCCATCTACAACATACCAAATCAATCGAGCATCATTTGGAAAAGATTTATCTTTTGCTTGTTCAATGGTCGTTTTTTCGAGAAGAATCTGGCACCCATATGATGATGGGTCGCTTGGATTAATTTTATTTGCCATGAATACTATAAATCGGGTTTATATTAAGAACGACCTCCCCATCGAATATCTGGATAAGCGTCTTTTACATTTTGCCAAGTAATTTTATACTTGTCAGTCAACTTCTTATCCTTTACTAAGAACAGAAGTTCTGCTTCACTTGGATGCAATCCTTGAAGCATATTAATAAACATAGTCTCTCTACGAATAGATGACAATGTTTTGTTGCCATTTTTTACAAAGTTATAAAGTTTATCGTACTCATTTCTCAATGAAGTTTTTCCTTGACGAATATCGCCATCAACTCCATTATATCCAACACCTTTTCCTTGTCCACTAAGTTGTCTATTAACAGAATCAGAAAGAGTGCCTCCAACTGAACTCATTTCTTTGATATCTGCATAAGGAACTTCTCCAGGAGGAAGAAGACTGATTATAGAATCATCAAAGTTCCAAATAAAAAGAGATACAAGAGCATTGTTACGATACTCTTGTAGATATTGGATTTTTTTGCTGGCACTCCTTTGATTGCTTACTAGTTCTAGAATCTCATGCTGAAAACAGTTTGAATCTAGACTGGTAGGTTGTACCGCTGGTTTTCTTCGGTTAGTCTTCGTCGTCGTAGTCTTCTGTGTCATTGTCATTCTCAAAACGTACTGCTAGGATTTCATCTGGAATAATGTTGCCATCCTGATCAAAAAACTCGGGATGCATGTTGATCGGTTGGTGCTCCAAATAAGTTCTATTTGCGATCCAACCTACTATACCACCAACTAAAAAGAATAGCAAGGTCATCATTACAGACATCGTGAGCATTAATGCTTGTTCCATTTTATTTCTCCCGAGAGTTACTTTGATTTTTTAATATCAAGTTCTAGGTTAAAGTTAAAATGAATCTCTCTTCGGAAGAGAGATATCATCTTACCAAACCTAACTTGAAAGGTTTTAGGCTTAGGTGATTCCCTCCTGTTCCGTTTTAGCATTAACTCAAATCCTTTATTAATCTCTAAAGGATCATCTGTATTATTTAGTTGCTTTTTTTCGTCTTCCTCTCCTCTTCTCATAGTTGTACTTCTCCGCATCTTCTAGTATTTCACTAAGATAGTTTTTAATTTTTCTTGCCTGAGGTTTAGGAATATGTCCATATCCCTCACGAAGTTGTTTATGTTGTTCGTCAGAACCACCTTTAATATATTCCTCAAGATCATTAATCATATAAGAAATACTTTGTGCAGTTTCACTTAAAATAAACTCTTCTACTTCTCGTTTTAAAGTTTTACGAACCTTCAAATAATCATAAAACTTCATGACAAACTTTCCCTCAAAAGCGTAATCAATAGATTTTTCTACGTCGTAATACACTTCCTGTTCCACATTTAAAAAAGGTTGTTTTCTTTTATATATTTGATTGTTTGCGTACATCCTCCAAGTGGATTTCCATTTAGAAGTACTTGAGGGAAAGTAGCACCAGTCCCAAACTTAGAATAAAAATCCTCTCTAGTAAAATCTTCATCTAAATCATAGGCCAAATACTCAATATTTGCAAGCGTTAATACCTTTTTTATCTGATCACAATAATAACATCCATTTTTAGTGTAAATAACAAAGTCCATAATAGTTAATCAACTGCATTTAAATGTGATATCTTGTAGTAAGTTCCACTCTTATTATTTTTTTGGAACTTTATTCCAACACCAAGGGGTTGCTGTACCATTTCATCAACGTTCCACTTGTATAAGAAACTAGTGACTTCTACGATTTGATTATGAGTTCCTTTATGACCTGGGTTATTGATCCTATACTTTTTATCCAACTCAATATCATGATAGGTAACAATGCCAGGCTTATCTTCTTGTTTAAACCTACAACTTTCAATAGGTTCTAATGATTTTCTAAGATCAAACTCTTCAACCTGTTCATCAGTAATCTTTTCTGAAAGTTTTGCCATTTTTTTAAAAAGGGACGATAAAAATATTTATCACATCGTTGCCCTAATACGAGCATAATCAAATACTTTTTTAGGAACATTAATATCTAACGCTGCCTCAAACCCCTTAAATCCGGGTATCGAATAGAATTACGATCATCTCTAGAAACAATCAAATCTATTTCGTCTGCAAATACCAATGAAAAATCAATATTGTCCTTTGATGCTTCCTCAATAAATCTTTCGCGTTCGTACAATTCTGTACTCAGACGATTACCAAGCATCCAGAGTTTCATAGATCCTCCTACTTAAGTTTTAATGGATAATCCCATTTAGTAATGAGATTAGTTTTACATTCTGGTCCCCAAAGACCGCTATGGTATACATAAGGCACTGTTCTTATAGGACATCTATCACCCTTACATAAAAGATCATCAACTATTCTCCAAGATTCCAACACTTCCTCAGAATGTACAAAGTGAGATTGATCTTTATTAATTGCAGCATAAAGAAGTTTTTCATAACCATCAACAGATTTTTCAAGTGGGTAATGATATTGTAATATTGCTGGTTCAACACAATCATTTAGACCAGGAGCTTTAATATCAATCCGCATATCCAAATGAGGATCTGGTTGCAATCTCATAACAATACGATCATTACAATCATGACCTTCAAATAATGTTTGTGGTGGTGATTTAAATTTAATAATAACTTCAACACAATCAACAGGCAGTTTTTTACCTGTCATAAAATGAAATGGAACTCCTTCCCATCTCCAGTTATCAATATAAAGATCACCAGCAACAAAAGTTGGAGTGATAGAACTTTGATCTACACCATCTTCATCTTTATATCCAATGTACTGCCCACAAACAAGTCTTTGTCCAAGTCTAGTTGCAGCAAGAACTTTTGTTTTTTCCCTGCGAATTTCTCTCGCATCAATTTTGCATGGAGGTTCCATAGCAATCAATGCAAGAACCTGTAGCAAATGGTTCTGTAACATGTCTCTGACAACTCCAGCACCCTCATAGTACTGTGAACGACCTTCACAACCAATGGTTTCGGTAGCAAAGATTTGAACTTCTTCTATGTACTGCCTGTTCCATAGAGGTTCCAATAATATATTGCTAAAACGGGTGGCAAGGATATTATTAACAGTATCTTTACCGAGATAATGGTCAATGCGATAGACTTGTTTCTCGCGTAAATGTCCAGCCACCACAGATGATAGACGATTAGCAGATTGAAGATCGTAACCAAAGGGTTTTTCGATAACCACACGGGATGTTTCTGGGTCATTTAACTTACCTGCTTTTTTTAGATTGGTAACCGCATCGCCATACCTTTCTGGTGGAACAGAGAGGAAATAAGTTGTATCTTCATAGTCACCTAGATTTTTCAAAGACTTGATTGTTGAAAGATCAGATGATTGATAATCTAAATGATACATAAAATCTTCAGGATATTCACCTAAAGATTCTTTCCACGCCTTTACTCCTGGATCTCTTCTTGCAGAACCTACAATCACAAGATCCTTTGGTAAAAGATTTTTCTTATGAAGATTATAAAGTGCAGGAATAAGTTTTCGTTTACATAAATCTCCAGTAGCACCAAAGATAACTAACCCTTTCATGATTCTAGTCCTCCCATTGCCGTATTCAGAAACGCAAAATAGGGTGCCCGAGCAATCTCATCAAGCACCCAAAAACGTTGATAGTTTCTTCCTCTATAGAGGAAGTCGATGATTGCGATAGTAATGTTTAGTATTACTTCGTTAAACTTTTGCATTTACGGATTCCCAATCTTTGTTAAAGATCTCAAGTCCCTTGTCAGTAAGAATATGATCATACATATCATTAAATACTTTTGGTGGCATCGTAACTACCTGAGCACCATTATGCCAAGACCGTACTGCTCTATGTACACTGCGGATTGATGCAGATAGAACGTGTGTCTTGACTCCATGAACTCGATAGACTTCAGAAATACCCCGTATAACTTCAAGTCCAGCAATAGATTGATCATCAAGTCTTCCAACAAAAGGAGATACATAATGAGCTCCTGCTTTAGCAGAAAGAACTGCTTGAGCAATGTTAAAGATTAATGTAACGTTTACCTTAATCCCTTCTCTAGAGAGTGCTCTACATATGTGTAAACCTTCTCTAGTACAAGGAACTTTGATAGTTGCAACAGATCCAAACTCTTGTGCTAGTTTGTATCCTTCGCAATACATTTGTTCAAAATCACCAACAACTTCCATGCTAATGTCTTGAACACCAATGTCTTTAATATGTTGGTAAACATCTCTGGGATCTTTACCACTCTTCATGATTAGTGTGGGATTAGTAGTGACACCATCTACTAATCCAGTATCAAAATATTTTTCAATCAGTTGAGTGTCAGCGGTATCTAAAAAGATTTTCATGGATTATGATTTTTATTTGATTTGATTTGATTATAACCCCAGATGGCTAAGGTGCCGATTCCTAAACCAGCAATACAACAAAGAAACATATGGAATAAATGCTCCAACGTAGTGTGATCAGCGTGATTCATTATTCAAAAATACTGTGGACTGGAATACTATCAAAAAACTTATCTCTCATTTCTTTTAAATGATGTTTTGAATTTTCATAATATCCCATCTGCATAGAAATACAATCATAGTAACGTAAGTCATTTCGATTAGCATAGACAGTAAAAGAGTCACAATAAAAAACAATTTCTTGTGGAACTTCTACCCTATTAAATGTAATAGGGTCATCAATATAATATGGGATTGTCATAACTAAGATACGTGAACAGTTCCAATCATACCAGCGCCTTTATGTGGAGCACACCAGTAAGTATAATCTCCTGCCTCAGGAAAGTCAATAGTAAAGTCTTCGCCTGGTAACATAGCGAGACCTTCGTGCGATAGTTCGGGATGATCTTCTACAATAACATTATGAGGAGGAAGCATGTTATTAACAAAATGAACTGACTCCCCAGCAGCAATAGAAACTTCAGCAGGTTCAAAAACAAGATTACCGTTTGCACCCATTTGAACGTCAACAGCCCAAGCAGGGAGTGCTAAAAATAGTGCGGCAAATAAAGCAAAGAAAAACTTCATAAGTCTTAATGGGACTACTGTATGTAGTATTTTTACTATCAACTTTATCTGATTGTAACAAGGACTTGTTTTGACTTCCTGACTTCCACCATTCCCTCTTCACAAAATGTTTCCGTCGTTTACAACACGCTTCCATGCAGCATTAAACTTGATGTCCCAGTTGGTGCAATAGGGAAGATAAAATGCATTGAGTGCCGCTGTAGTATCAACAATTCGTTGTTGATCACCAGAGTCTACTGCTTCTTGCAGTTGATTAAGAAGAAAACTAAATGTTGTAATTTGACTGAATGCATCTTCAAGGTCATTCATTACTGTCCAGGTTTTGTCTTGCATTGTACCATCAGAATAAAGTTCCCAAGCATAAGATTTCAAAAGTTCGTTGTCCTTCTCCAACTGCTCTATTCTATCACACAATTCAGTAATAACACCAATCAAAGCACGATAATCAAGATGCTCAATATCGTCTCCATATTCTGGGTCATTATAAGTCCAGTGTTGAAGTTCTTGAGTGAAGTTGCGTTCAGTCATAATATTCGTGTTGATGAGCCTGCCACCTCAAAAGTGTGGGAATACAAGATGGTGTGATACCAATTTGACCCAAAACTTCTTCAAACCAGTCAGCAGTAGCATCAATTACTGCTTGTGCTTCTGCCTCTTCATTAGGTGGTGCTGTTTGTAGAGCATTCTCAATCATCTTGAGTAGTTTAGTTTTGTCGGTCATGCTCCAATCTCATCAACATAATCATCCCAACCATTACTGTCTGGTTCTACATCACCTAGAAGTTGTTGAGCATACTTCAATGTTCCACGATCAAAGTATCCATCACGGAAGTCATCCGTTTGCCCTCTCCACTTATACCAAGATAGAATACCATGTCCTACATCAAACTTCTGAATCACAGACACATTTTGTTGATTGTCAGACCATACTCGGGTTTCTTCTGCCATATCACGCAGAGCATTGAGAGTAGCACAATTCCAGTTGTGTTCTAGAAAGTTGCCATTCTCATCAAATCCGCATTTGGGATCATCACCTTCCCAATCTTTGATGCGTTCTTTACAACGAGGGCATTGATAAGTCATTTTAGTTAGAGATAGTTTCAGGATTCCAGTAGTAGTAATACTCTTCTTCTGACATAGCAAACACTTTTGCCATCTCTTCACGATCCTCATCTGAGATGTCGAAGATCTCACCAGGCATGTCTTGGATCTCTTTAAGCATGGGGGGCGTTCCCTTGACTACCTTAGTAGTATAGGGCAGAGTCGGGGCAGAGTGCCAGTTTATCAGGTGTCCTCGTCCATCTCCACATCCGCCGTGAGATCCTTCAATCTGTTCATGAATACTTCATCCATAGGAATGAGTTTTTCCTCACCACGCTCAATACGATCCACCATTTCTTGTAGATGTTCAAGAAACTCTTTTGGTAGAGTGTCATCATCTCCCAGGTAAGACCAGAAGCAATCATTACACTCCTCAAAAGGATCATCATAAAACATGAGAGCATAATCTTTCCAGTTACCAGTCATCAGATCACCCCAGTTTTGGAATGAATGTTTGATGCTCTGCCAACCAGTAAACCAGCAGTGACCAATCCAATAGTCCCACCAACTGAGTTTGATTTTCTTATTACCTGTGCCAAGCACTGCTCTACTGAAGATCATT